GATAAGGTTACTAACAAACTATGGAAAGAGAAGGAAGTAGAGATGTTAAAGAAAACAGTAAAGAATGTAAAAACAGACCGTTCACAATGGTTCGATTAAATAAAAAAACAAATAAATTATGGCACAAATATTAGGAGGAGCAAATTCTCAACCAAACAAACCACAGATAGACTTTTCAAAAGCAACCGAAATGGAATGTCAAGAATGTAAAGGAACAGTATTCATTCCAGCAAACAAGTTCTTAAAAGTATCTAAATTAGTAACAGGTACACCAAATGATGCAATTGTACCAGTAGAGTTATATCTATGTGGAGATTGTGGTGAAATTGTAGAAGAATTACTTCCAGAACAATTGAAGAACAAAAAGTAGATGATAATTAAAGATTATAGAAAGTTTCTAAATTCATTACCAACCGAGTTTGATGATTATGAATTGGTACATAGAGAATATACAGATATTACTGATGATGTTTTAAATGCACAAGAAGTAGAAGTATATTCTGTACATATTGATGAAGCTGAAAAATCATGTTGTAATATGCATATGGAATCTTATGAATTATTTAATGAATTTCATGCAGATAAAGAATTACCAACAACAATTAAATTACCGTTGATAGAAGAAAAAGATATATAATATGCCAGCAAAGAGAACATTATTCGACCATATAACAAATATAACATCGGTACAGAATCCTAAGTATTGGGATACGTTAGATGAAGATTCTAAAAAGACCTGGAGTAACTATATGATACATAGATTTCTTTCTATGAATCCTGAGTGGATAGAAGTTCTATCTGAAATACAACCATATACTCAAACATTAGCACCAAAATCTTTATATCTTCTTTTAATTGGATTACTACCAAAAGGTAGGTATTACATGAAATATATAAAAGGTAAGAAAGTTGATAAATACGAAAGTTTTCTAGTTGAATTAATTAGACAAGATTTTTCATGTTCATCTAAACAAGCAGAAGAATATTGTGAAATACTTTATGCCAGTAAGGAAGGTAGAGAAAACATATTATACATTTGTAACAAATATGGAACTGAAAAGAAAATGATTACTAAATTAAAGTTGAAACTTAAGTAGAGAAAAGCTTGTATATTCCAATTATTTTTCGTATCTTTACATAGTAAAGGGGTGATAATACACCCATAATTAAAACATAAAAATATGGCAAGAGTAAGTTATTCTCAGTACGGTATGTATAGTTCATGCCAACAACAGTACAAATTGAACTATATAGATAAGTTAGGTATTAGTAATGCTAATATTCATCTTATTTTTGGTAGTGCAATGCACGAAGTGGTACAACATTTCTTAGATGTAATGTATAATGTATCCAAAAAACAAGCCCTATCACTTCCTCTTGAATCAATGTTAAAAGATAAGTTAGTAGAACACTTCATGAAGTACAAAGATAAGATGGGTGAAGATAACCCATGTACTCAAGCTGAACTTGGTGAGTTCTTCGAAGATGGAAAGAAGATATTAAAATACTTTACTTCTAAATTAGATAAACTTTATACTAAAAGTGGTTTCGAACTAATTGCAATAGAACAAAGATTAAACGCTGAGATTAAACCTGGTGTTAACTTCATCGGTTTTATTGATGTTTTATTAAAAGATAAAGTTAAAGATGAATATATTATCATTGATTTAAAAACTGCTACACGAGGTTGGAGTTCTTATCAAAAGAATGATAAGGTTAAGACATCTCAGATGTTACTATATAAGAAGTTCTATTCTGAAAAGTATAACATACCCCTAAATAAGATTAAAGTAGAATATCAGATACTTAAGAGAAAAATCGCAGAAGGATTAGATTACCCAATACCACGTATATCTAAATTCGTACCTGCAAATGGTAAACCCTCAATGAATATGGCTTGGAAGAATTTTATGTTCTTCGTTGATTCAGTTTTCGGTAAAGATGGTGAGATAATCCAAACTAGCTTCCCTACCAATAAAGGTAAACCTTGTGATTGGTGTGAATTCAAACAAAGAGGATTATGTTCAGCATGGGCTTAAAAATAAACTAAATGATGCTTTGAAAAAAAAGTATGATTTAATTTGTTGTTTTATATATTTTTATATATTTATATGTAACAAATAAATAATAAGGATAGAGAAGTTATGGCAAATACAAAATTAACAACAGTAAAGATTATAAAAGATGTTTACTCAAAATTTAAGAGAATATCATTTGACTCAAATATAACCCTACAAAAATTAGTAAATCGTTCTTTAGACAAGTACATCGAAGATGATACGTTTCAGAACGAAATAAATACTTATAGTGGGTTACAATCAAGTGGCTCTCAATTTTAAGAGAAAAGTAGTAATAAATGGATACAAGTAGTAATAGCGGCCCACAATTAAATTCCCTAAGAAACAATTTCAATAATTTGAATAATAGGAGAAGTTTTGTGGGTAAGAGTAAGAGAGTTCTATGGGCAAACCGTAGAAGATTTTCAAATATTTAAAAATAATAAAGGTTACATAATATGGCAGAAAAGAAAAAAATTCTATTGCTATCCGATGATTTAAGAATGTCATCAGGTATAGCAACGGTTTCGAAAGAACTAGTTACGGGTACAATTGACAAATACCATTGGGTTCAATTAGCAGCTGCAGTTGATCATCCTGAGAAGGGAAAGGAAATTGACTTAGGTGAGGATATGAGAAAAATAACAGGAGTAGAAGATGCTTCTCTTAAAATCATTCCTTGGACCGGTTATGGTGATGCAAATATTCTACGTGAATTAATCATGAGACATCAACCAGATGCAATCATGCACTTTACAGACCCAAGATATTGGAGATGGTTATATGAAATGGAAGCAGAACTAAGACAAAACCTTCCAATTTTATTTTATCACATTTGGGATGATTTACCAGACCCTCATTACAATAGAAACTATTACGAATCATGTGATTGGTTGGGATGTATCTCAAGACAAACTTATGGTATTGTAAATAGAGTTGGTAATTTAGACTCAGAAACAATCAAACCTTTAGAAGATTGGCAAGTATCATATGTACCTCACGGTATCAATACAGAAGTATATAAACCAATAGAAGTTCCCCAAGAGTTTAGAAATAAAGTAACTGGAGGAAAAGAGTATAAGTTTATTTTATTTTGGACGAATAGAAATATCAAAAGAAAACAACCATCTGATGTTATTTGGGCATTTAAAAAGTTTAGAGATAAACTACCAAAGGAAGATCAAGATAAGGTATGTTTAATAATGCACACCGCACCAAAAGACCCGAATGGTACTGATTTATTTGCAGTCGCAGATAGAATAGCTCCTGGTTGTGATATAAAATTCTCAACTGAAAGAGTTAATCAAGAACAATTGAATTGGATTTATAATATTGTAGATTGTACAATCAATATTGCCGGTAATGAAGGGTTTGGGTTAACAACTGCAGAATCTATTATGGCTGGAACTCCTGCTATTGTAAATGTTACAGGTGGATTACAAGACCAATGTGGATTTAAACACAAAGATAGCGGAAAGTATATAACTTCAGAAGAATACAAAGAAATAGGTTCACTTCACAATTATAGAGAATGGGAAGATAAACTTACTCATGGTGAGTGGATGAAGCCAGTTTGGCCAAGAGTTCAAACTTTAGTTGGTTCTATTCCAACTCCTTATATCATAGATGATAAAGTAGATGTAGAAGAAGTATCGGATGCAATTAAATATTGGTATGATAAAACTTCAGAACAACGAACTAAAGCTGGATTAAAAGGTAGAAAAGAATTTATCGGAGAAATGGGATTGAGTTCTACTAACATGTGTAAAACATTTGTAGATGGAGTTGAAACCACCTTTAAAAATTGGAAACCTAAGAAAAAATCCAACGTATATAAACTTAGATAATGGCTAAACCGGTATTTGTAGTTAGATTTCCTGGTTACTGGACTCAATCACAAGTTGATAATTCACGAAGTGCAATATTTCAGATGAAGGATTTAAATGAGGATTATCATTTAATTGTATTACAGGATAATGAAATACATTCAAGTACTAAATTTGAATGTTACAATTCACCACATGAGCCAGAAAAATTAGAAGAGATAACAAAGTTAACAGAAGTATCTATCCAACGATGCTTAAGACAAGAAGAAGAAAAAATAAATAAAAAACATGAGTAAACCAATATTAGTATTTCAAGCACCAATAGCAACGAGAAGTGGATATGGTGACCATTCAAGAGATATATTAAAATCATTAT